TAAAGCAATAAGGGGTTATATCATCCGTTCTTTAGTTAAGGGACACCAAAACTCTTTGCTGCTTAGACAGATTACTAATGCCCTTGTGGCAGACGGCTTGATAGTATCTCCTGACATATCAAAGCACTTAGATTATCTGTTAGAAGCCGGGTATATCTGCTTTACTGATAAGACTGTCAATGCCTATAACGCATATCGGAAGGATGCAGTAATTAAGCTTACAAAGGACGGTGTTGACCTAGTCGAAGGAACGATAGATGACCCGGGAGTTGATATCTAATGGCAAGAGAAAGAACGAGAACGAGAATAAACTCAAAAGTTGATTCTCTTCCGGAAGATATCAGGGCTCGTGTTGATGAAATGATAATTGACACAAGCAATACTTATCAGGAGATTGCAGACTGGGTCAAAGAGCAAGGATACGAAGTAAGCAAAAGCAGTATTGGCAGATATGCAATAAGAACAACTGGAGCAACTCAAAGGCTCATTGAAGCACAGAAACAAACTGAGGCCCTTGTCAATGTTATCAAGAAAAATCCTGATATAGATTATACGGATGCAGGGCTCATGATGCTCATGGACGGCCTTGTTAAAAAGCTCACTGTTGCTGAGGAAGAGTTTGACCGCTTGCCTCTTGATAAAGCTGGAAGGCTTATAACAGCAATCAGTAGGACAAAGGTTTATAAGGACAGGGTTAAACATGACATGAAAAAGAAAGTCGAGCTTGCATTTCAAGGTATGGAAAGCGAGTTAATGGCTGTCATTAAAGCAGACCCGGCTCTTGCTAAGGAATTAAAAGCGGTACTAGAAAAAGCAAAGGAAAAGATGATGCAAGATGATTAATTTGAATGACTACATTCAGCAATTAGAAGAACAAGACCTTGAGAAAATTGAGAATGAGGAATATCAAAAAGAGCTCTTTGAAAGCTATGTCATGAGAAATTATAAACATCTTGATATCAGAAAGAAGCTCCTGAAGGAGTACAAAGAAGGAGCTGAACTTACAGGCCCAAAAGGACTTAGGAAAAAGCTGGCTGCTATTGACCTTGGATATTTTGGAAGAGCTTACCTTGCCCACTACTTCATCCGTGAGTCTCCTGCTTTTCATGAAAAACTAGATGACATATGGACTGAAGGAGTTATGAAAGGCAAAGACCCTATCACTCAAAAGAGAGAGATATCAAGAGCCAAAGGTTGCAGGAGAGGAATTGCCGCTCCTCGTGGACATGCAAAGTCAACTAACTTTACTTTCAAAGATACACTCCACGCCATTCTCTATGAATACAAGCATTACCCTATTATCCTTTCAGACAGCTCTGAGCAGGCAGAAGGATTTTTGACAGACATAAAGACGGAGCTTGAAGAGAATAGGCATATCATTGAAGACTTTGGGAATTTAAAGGGCAAGGAATGGAATAACAGCGGTTTTTTAACAAGCACAGGAATTAAGGTTGAGGCTATTGGTTCAGGAAAGAAAATCCGTGGTCGAAGACATAGAAATTGGAGACCTGACCTCATAGTCCTTGATGATATCGAAAATGACGAGAATGTAAACACACCTGAGCAAAGAAAAAAGCTTGAGAACTGGTACTATAAAGCAGTTTCAAAGGCTGGAGATACTTACACAGACATAGTTTATATCGGAACAATACTCCACTATGACTCTTTACTTTCTAAGGTACTGAAAAACCCTGAGTATCATTGTGTTAAGTACCGAGGAGTTATCAGTTTCTCTGACAATGACGAGCTGTGGAATGCTTGGGAAGCAATATATACCAACCTTGAAAATGAGAATAGACAGGAAGATGCACTAGAGTTCTTTGAAGCAAACAAAGAAGAAATGCTGGAAGGTACTGAGGTCTTATGGGAAGCAAAACTCTCCTACTATGACTTAATGATCATTAAGGTATCTGAAGGCGAAGCGTCCTTCAATAGTGAGATTCAAAATGACCCTATTGACCCTGACTCCTGTACATTCAATGAGGAATGGTTTGATTTTTATGACGAAAACTCAATTGACTTCTCTGCTCCTGAATTTATAATCATAGGCTCCAATGACCCGTCCTTGGGCAAGAACAAAAAGAGTGACACATCCTCTATTATTGCACTAGCCAAGAATTTAAAAACAGGATACATGTACATTGTTGAGGCATCCATTGAAAGAAGAAAACCGGACACAATCATTGATGATGCAATCGAGATGTCAAAACGATTAAAGAGGGATTTGAAAAAGCCATTTTATAAATTTGGAGTTGAGACTGTACAGTTCCAATACTACTTCAAGGATGTAATGGTCAAGAAGAGCATTAAAGCTGGAGAATACCTGCCAATTGAGGAAATCACTAGTACACAAAACAAGCAAGTAAGAATTGAATCCTTGCAGCCATTCATTAAAAATAAATACCTAAAGTTTAATCCTAAGCACAAAACATTATTACAGCAATTCAAGGAGTATCCCATGGGCAAGAATGATGACGGCCCGGACGGAGTTGAAATGGCGGTAAGGCTTGCATTAAGCATCAACAGCAGTACAAAGGTTGAATATAAGTCAGTTTTAAGCAGGATGATGAAATTTAAGAGAGGGGCATATTAAGGAGGTGAGAAGTTTTGGCAAATAGCAAAAAAACCAATAAAAGCAATACTACAACCAAGAAACCTGAACTCTTTGAGATTGCAGTTGCTCAGGTACATGATAAATATTCAACTTATCCTTCTAATGGCCTAACTCCGGCAAGACTGGCACAAATATTCAGAGAGGCAGACTCAGGAGATGTATTAAGACAAATGGAACTATTTGAAGAGATGGAGGAAAAAGACCCTCATCTATTCTCACAGCTCCAAACTAGAAAGAATGCTGTTACTGGACTTGATTATGAAATTATTCCATTCTCTGATGATGAGAGAGACAAAGAGATTGCTGAATTTGTAAAGCATGAAATTGAGAGTTTGGAAAACCTTGAAGACAATTTGATGGACTTACTGGATGCAATCGGCAAAGGAATTGCTATAAGTGAAATAATATGGGGCTATGACAACGGCAGAGTTACAATCAAGGATATCAAATGGAGACATCAAAAGAAGTTCTTTTGGGATGAGAATGATGTTCTAAAGGTTGTTACAAAGGACTTCCCTGCTGGAATTGAAATTCCTGAAAACAAGTTTATTATTCATAGATACAAAGCAAGGTCAGGACATCCTTCAAGAGCTGGAGTTCTCAGAGTAGTTGCTTGGATGTATTTGTTTAAGAATTATGATGTTAAGGATTGGGTTAGTTTCTGTGAAGTGTTTGGAATGCCTTTAAGACTTGGGAAGTATAATCCTTCAGCAAGTGAAGAGGACAAAATGGCTCTCATGAGAGCGTTGGTACAAATAGGGACAGATGCAGCCGGAATTATTCCTGAAGGTACTGAAATTGAGTTTAAAGAAAGTACCAAGACAACATCTATCAATGTATACGAGTCCTTGGCTCGGTTCTGTGACGAGCAGATATCAAAGGCGGTACTAGGACAGACATTAACATCTGATTCAGGAAGTGGCTCTTATGCTCAATCAAAAACTCATAATGAAGTAAGACATGACTTAACCATTGCAGACTGCAAGGCTCTTGCAGCTACACTTAGAAGAGACTTGATTCGCCCTCTTGTACTCTTTAACTTTGGAGAAGAAAAAAGAATCCCATACTTTAGGTTTGACTCCGAGGAAGCTGAAGACCTAAAAGAAACAGTTGATATATACGAAAAGCTCATCTGCAACATAGGACTTAAGGTGCCAACTGCTCACCTATATAAGAAATTCAGTATTCCAAAACCTGAAGACGGTGAAGAGGTAGCGGCTCCGCCAAAAATGTCAGTAATGCCATTTAAGGAAGATGTTGAAGTCCAAGTTAACAAAGAAAAAAGCGATAAAGAGCTTCAGGAAATAGACAAGGAATATCAGAAGGAAATTGACAGGCTTGCAGATAAAGCGGCCGCTCATAGTACCAATATATTTGTCAAAATATTTGAGCCTATTAAAGAGCTCTTGAATAAATCAGAAAGCCTTGAGGAGATAAAATCAAAACTTGAAGATGAAAAGTTCGTTGATTCCCTATATAAAGAGATGGATGTCAAAGATCTTGACGAGCTACTTCAAAAAGCAATGTTTTATGCTGATATCCTCGGAAGGATGAAAGAAAATGAAAGACCTATTTAAGCTACTGACTAAAGAGATTAAATTTGAAGAAGCCTTGGACTACTTCAAAGGTAAGATTCCTTTAAAAGCCTCTGAGTTTTACAAGTTAGCTGATGAATACAGAGCTCTTGCTTTTACAGTTTCAGGATATACAAAAGCTCAAGTACTCAATAAATTCTATGAAGAGCTTCTGAAGGCGATTGAAGAAGGTACTACCATGAAGGAGTTCAAAGACAACATGAATGAGTTCCTTGAAAAGAAAGGTTATGAAGGTATTACTAATTATCAGGCTGACAATATCTTCAGGACTAATATACAAACTGCTTATCAGGTTGGACATTATAAGCAAATGACTTCTCCGGAAGTTATTAAATATAGGCCCTACTGGCAATATGATGCCGTGAATGATAGACATACAAGACCTTCACACCTTGCAATGGACGGGAAGGTATTTAGGGCTGATGACCCTATATGGGATATATGGTATCCGCCAAATGGCTTTAGGTGTAGATGCAGTGTAAAGACGCTGTCTGAAAGGCAAGTAAGAGAAAGAGGGCTAAAGGTAGAAACGGGAGCTCCAAGAGCTGCTGAAGTAGACGGAAGGTTTGTAAACATATTGCCTGACCCAAACTTTTCAAACAATCCGGCAAAGAATCAGTTTAAACCGGACATGAAAGACTATCCTGAAGTCATTAAAAAGGCTTTTGAAAGGAGGGAGTCATCAAAAAGTAAATAGAACGAATTTAAAGGCCTAAATTTATAGTTTTCCCATTGAGTAAGGTATTTATACCTATCTCAAAAAATACACGCGTTATCACGCGTGTTAACGCCGTTAGAATTGATATTAAATTAAAGAGTGGTGAGTGCATGGCGAAAAAATTAATTCTAAGTGTAAGCTCCTCTGAAATAAAAGGCGTACCTGATGTGATTAGACTCTTACCTCTTGGATTGGTAAAGTCACAAAAAGGAGACTTCATAGTTGATGAGGAGAGCTTTAAAAGCATAAAAAACAACTTTGAAAAAAGAGGTATCGACATTGTAATTGATTATGAACATCAAACACTTGAGGATGTTCAAGCTCCCGCTGGGGGATGGATAAAGGATTTATTTATTCAAGACGGAGCAATTGCTGCAAAGGTAGAATGGACTCCAAAAGCTTATGAATACCTAAAAAATAAAGAGTACAAGTACCTCTCCCCTGTTGTGCTAGTCAGAAAAAGTGACAAAAAGGCGGTTGTACTACATTCAGCAGCATTAACAAACACGCCTGCAATAGACGGCATGTTTGCAATAGTAAACTCAATAAATATTGATGAATTTGAAGAAGGAGGAAACAAAATGGATTTAAAACAATTGGCAGCTCTTCTCGGCCTTCCTGAAGATGCTACAGAAGAGCAAGTATTACAAGCGATTAAAACAGTCCTTGGAGAGCATAAAGAACTCAAGGAAAAAGCTGAAAAGAAAGACGGAGAAGACGGAAAGACTGAACAAGTTGCAAATAAAGTAATCTGCGGACTTCTTGGAATTGACAGCGAAAGTGCTAAAACTGAAGATGTGGCTGCTGCAATAATGGCACTTAAAAATCCTGCAAATTTTGTCCCTGTCTCTGAGTTTAATAAGCTTAAGGAAAGACTGGATAAAAAAGACGGAGAAGAACTTGTGACAAAGGCTCTCAAAGCTGGAAAAATCACAGCAGCTCAAAAGGAATGGGCTGAAGAATATGCCCTAAAAGACCCTGAAGGGTTTAAGAAGTTCATTGAAAAAGCTCCTCAAGCCGTTCCAATGGGCGAACTTGAAATTGACAATCCAAAGAATGGGGACGGCAAGGTAAGTGAGACTACATTAACAGTATGTAAGATGCTGGGAGTCTCCGAAGAAGACCTTGAAAAATATGGAAAGGAAGTGAGATAAGATGGCATTATCAGCAGGAAGAAACACAGCTGAAATCAGAGACGGGAGAACTCTCGTATTGCCTGTGAAAGCTAACACGAAGATTTTTGAAGGCTCCTTGGTTGCCATGGATAGTACTGGGTATGCCATTCCCGGCAAAGCAGGAGCTGGGCTATTAGCCGCTGGAAGAGCTGAGGAGTATGTTGACAATACTGGAGCTGGCGGAACGAATGGGGCTAGGACAGTAAGGGTTAGAAGAGGAGTTTTTAAGTTCAATAACGATACTGAAGATGCTGTCACAGCCCAAGATATATTAAAAGACTGCTACATCTTAGATGACGAGACAGTAACCATGGCATCTGAAGGAAACTCAAAGGCTGGAAAAGTTATAGGATTAGATGACGGCGAGGTTATCGTCGAAATACTTTAAATCGTAAAGGAGGAAAAGCACTATGATAGTTAATCAACAAGCACTGCAAGGTATTACAACAGGTTTTAAGACCATATTTAACAAGGCATTCAATGAAACAAAGACACTGTGGAACAAAATAGCAACTAAGGTTCCAAGTGAGACAGGTGAAGAGAGCTATAAATGGCTTGGAAAGATTCCAAGAATGAGGGAATGGATTGGAGATAGAGAGATTCAAAACCTTACTGGCTCTGATTACACAATCAAGAATAAGGATTTTGAACTTACTATCGGCGTTGACAGAAACGATATTGAGGATGATAAGATTGGAATTTACAATCCTGTTGTCCAAGATATAGCTCAAAGTACAGCAACATTCCCTGACACTCTTGTATTTAAGTTACTCAAAGAAGGATTTACTAATAAATGTTATGACGGTCAACCTTTCTTCTCAGACAATCACAAGATAGGCAAAAAGACAGTATCAAACAAAGGAACAAAGGCATTAACAGTTGAGTCTTATGCAGCGGCAAGAAGTGCAATGATGTCAATAAAAGACGAGAACGGAGAGAGCTTAAGAATCGTTCCTGATACTTTAGTTGTACCTCCTGCTCTTGAAGATGCTGCAAGAAAAATACTGCTTGCTGACCAAATTGATGGCTCTACTAACATCTATAAAAATACTGCTGAGATTCTTGTTGTTCCTGAACTTGCCGGAGATGACACACAATGGTACTTGCTTTGTACTTCAAAGCCTTTAAAACCAATCATTTATCAGGAAAGAAAAGCTCCTAAATTCAATGCTTTAATTGATGATAAAGACGAGAATGTATTCATGAGAAAACAATATCTTTACGGAGTTGAAGCAAGAGCAAACGCTGGTTATGGTTTCTGGCAAATGGCTTACGGTAGCACTGGAACTGAAGAATAAAAGGATGATGTTTGATGAGTTACTGCACTGTTGAAGAAGTTAGAAGAATGATTAAATCGGATGCTCTCAATATGATTATTGGAGATGAATATATCGAAGATGAAGAGTTGAGAGAGCAAAAGATCATTCCAATTATTGAAGAGGCTATTGCAGATGCAGACGGAGAAATTGACGGGTATCTAATGAAGAGATATCCTGTCCCCTTCTCCCCTGCTCCAAAGGTATTAAATAAATTCAGTAAAGATATTGCGGTATACAACCTCTTTTCAAGAGCCGGAATTGATGAAGGAGAAAAGGAAAAGAACTATCTCAACAGATATAATGCAGCAGTTAGATTTTTGGAGAATGTGGCAAAAGGCATTATTGATATTGGAATTACTGATAATGCACAAAAGGCAAACACTGGATTCTCTATGACATCTAACACTAGATTGTTTTCAAGAGATAGCATGAAAGGAATGTAAACATGTACAGCATAAGACTTGATGGAGATGTAAGAAAGCTCATGAAGAAGTTAAAGAAACTAGAGAATGTCGATATTCGAGGGGCAAGCCTCGCATTGGCAGAGGCTCTAAGAACTTCTACAAGAGAAAGGTTTAAGGAAGAGAAAGACCCTGAAGGCAAGTCTTGGACGAAATCAATAAGAGTTGCTCAAGAGGGCGGCACAACATTGACAGACAGTGCTGGTCTGAAGAACTCTATCAAGTCATCTGCTGGTAGCACAGGCTTTGCAGTAGGTACAAACAAGATTTATGCACGAACTCATCAATTTGGAGAAAAGGGCCGTACTATTAAAGCTAAGACTCCAAGAGGATTAATCTTCAAAGTTGAAGGCAAATGGGTTCATAAGAAGAAAGTTACCGTCAAGATTCCTAAAAGACCTTTCTTGGGTATCTCTGAAGAGGATATGAGAGAGATTAAGGCAACCCTCGAAGATATAATATCGGAGGATTAAGATGATTAGGGAATGTAAAGA